TGGGATATATATTCTTGCTCCTGAGCAGCCGCTTGTTGTCTTGCTTTCGCAACCCGCAGTTTTTCTTTTTGGATGGAGATGTCACTTTGTAATTTTGACGCTTTAGTAATGAGTTCCGCGTCTCCGCTTTCAACAGCTTTGCGATAGACATCATCAATTTGCGCTTCTTTACTTGTGATGGCTTCCTCTTCTTTTGCCAAAACCTGGTTTGACTGCTGTTGTGAAAACGTGCGGTATTGTTGCAACTCCGCCTCTTTTTGCAGTGCGATCTGTTCAAGCTGTTGAGCGCGTTGTTCTGCTTCTCGCGCTTTAGCGTTGAGCTTATTGATCCGCTTTGAGACCGACTTTGTGTACGTTTCGAGCTCATCATCACCGCCTGAGGACGACGGCGACTCAACGGGATCTTCAGTGACCTGTATTTCTAACTGCTCTTCAATAACCTCTTGTTGCTCTGCTGCTGGATTCTCAATCATTTGAAACTCACTATGTCTGCTGGATGTAGAATGGTGCCGATGACCTCGTCATCATTAATAATACGAACCTCTTCGCCGTCCTCCAATTTGAAGCGCGCGCCAGCATAACGCCCGATCAACACCCACTGGTTTTCAGACACCCAGGGTGTGTCCCCAAACTTTTCAGTGTCGCCGTAACACAGCGGCCCCATCTTTAAAACAAGAGCGACGACGGTGGCAAGCGCCTCCCGGTCCACGGTTTCTTTGAGTAGATGGATACCACCCTCAGTGGTTGCTTTGCCTTTCCAAGGCATAACGAGCATCCGCCAGCCTGTGGGTTGCGGTAACCGCTCAAGCGCACTTTTTTCCAGCAAATCAGGGTTAAGGACCATCTCTGTGGCGGGAACATAGGCGGAGGCAATGGTTGATTCTGTCACTTTAGATATCCTTGTAATACTCACGGATCGTGTCTTCAACCAAGTTTATAATAACCAGTTCTCCCTGCAAAGATTTATAGTGCTCTATATCTTTGAGCATACCGTCCATCAACACTTCGCGTATCAGCTCTCGACGCTCGGATAAAATGCGTTTGAGGCGGGAGCCTAAATCAATGTCGTCCACTAATCGCGCTCATGAAAGTCGTAACCGCGCGTTGCTGCACCATAGCCGCGCGCTTTGATCACACGATAAGGTCCGCCAACCGTGCGCCGCACCGGGTCAGGCATGGTGGGCGTAGTTTTGATCTTTTTTGTAGGCGTATCCACCTTTTCAATTCGAGTCATGTCTTTCATGGTTTATCCCTTTTTGCGTGGTGATTTTTTGGGTGCCGCCTTTTTTGCCACAGCTTTTTTCGCAGGGGCTTTTTTCGCGGGAGCTTTTTTTGGTGGCGGCTCTGACGCGACCTCAGGCTCTACAGCGGGTGGGTCTGCGACTTCTACTGCAACCTCGGGCGGTGCAGATACAATAGGTGGTGGTGGTTCATGGCCGTGTATTTTTGCCATTTTTGTAGCAATACGATGCTCACTCATCATTTTTCTGTGTGCCGCGTCAGCGAGGGATTGTTCGACAATCTTCGCCTCGATCTCGCGCACCAACCGCTTTTCTTCTTTGAGCAAAGCTACTTTTTCACGCACCGTCGAATTGGATGCAATAAATTTTCCTGCCATGCCTACCTCCCTCGGTTCTGCATATCAAGCAGTTTAAGCTCTGCTTGTTGTTCCAGACGTCGTAACGCAACGTCTAATTTATCATCTGCGACCTCTTTCTGAGTGTCGATTCGCTGTTTAGATATTTCGCTTTCCAGCAATTTTTCTCTTGCCCGAGCCGCTTGTTTTGCTTCGAATTGTTCGTTGTCTACATCAATAGCTTTTTCGCGCAACTCTAGCTCTTGTTGTCGGATTTGCACTAATGGATCTGTCTCATCACCCTGGCCAATCGACTCGAGCAGCTCTTGTGTCAACTGTGCCAGGATCGGTGCTGAGAATTGCTCTATCTGCATTTGGATCTGACCCATTTGCATCTGCATTTGATCGGGTGGGATTTGACCCGCTTGCCCGGCTTGTTGTAACTGTTGCATTTGCTGACCCAGCTCTGGTGGTATCTGAGCTTGAGCCATTTGACCTGCCATGAACTGCAAATGCTGCATCATGTGACCAATTATCATGCCTTGCAACGCTGGGTTTTGTTTGACGACATCCGTCAAAAACAGAGAGCGATGAGCGTCGATATGAGCTTGATGGTTTTGTTGCTCGAAGGCCTGAGCGGGCTGGCCCATCAAAAAGCCGTTGTTCTCGATCCCTGCATCTATCGGTTGAGGCATCGGTGGCGGGGGTGGTGGCTGAATCAAACTATCCACGTCGTCCACACCTAACGCCGAATACATACGCCGATACGCTTCGTACATGCCCTGAGGACCGTGTATTTCAGGGTTTGATTGCACCATTTGCAGTAACTCTTGCGCCATCGTGATGCGTTGAGACTGGCTGAAAATGTTGGGGTCTGACACAGGAATGACGTCTACCCGACCATCGAAATCTTGCGCCATAATTTCTTGTGGGCCGTTGCGCGCAACAAACGGGTATGTCTGTGGTAAATACTCTGCAAAAACTTTTGCGAGGAGCTGAAACTCAAGCTTCTGACTGTAATGCAGCCGCTTGTGGATGGCTGACATTACTTTGGTACCACGCTCGAGCAAAGCAACAGTGGTTCCCACAGGCATGGCTTGATTCATGTCACCGACGTTCATATCAGCGATGCTGGCAAACCGTTTGCCTGACTCGACCAAAAGCCCGAGCAGACTCATCAATACGTTGCTGGGTTCTTTGATCGGCAGCGGTATCAAGTTTTCTCGCAGTGAGGCGCCCGTCGTGTCAATGTCACGGAACTCACCAGGTTGTAGCGGGTTGTCCTCGTCACGGATACGCATACCGCGGGCTTTGAAACCCGCGGGCAAGTTCGCAAGCGTGCCCGCATCAATAAGTTGTCGGAGTATCGAAGTCGCTGATTTACTGATCCCGCCGATCATGTGGCTTAGGCCAAGCCCGTAAAAGCCAAGCCCCGGCAGAAACTTGTACTGCACAAAATAGTTGATCTTCATTTTGCGCGGGTCTTGCTCGAGATAGTTGCGTCGTATCGACAGCACTTTTTGTGACTGCTCATCGATGGTTACGATGTAAGGTAGCTTGAGACCTGTTGGCTCACCGTCTACTCCTAAATCCTCGAAGCCAGGAATGTCCAAAATAGTGTGTGTCTCGAAGACAACATAATCTCTGTTTTCTTGATACGAGGGCTCCATGCCCTCGATCTCGTCAATCTCTTCTTCGACCTCACTTCGCATGTAATTGACAGCGCCACCTTTGAGGTCTACGTCGGCGTAGAAGCCGTTGAGCTGTTGCTTCTTGATTTCGTTACGGCTCATGTTCAAGACATGTGTGACGCGCTCTGCCGTAAATAGGTCAGCGGCTTCGTAAGGCACAATCAAGTCTTGCGGCTCAATAAATTTGCTCGCCGCTTTGTTCATGCTGGTGTCGTAATACACTTTTTTGAATGCAGATCCTGCAAGCGGCAGGTAAAACAAGAGCATATCGAGTTCCGGGTCGTACTCCTGCATTACGTTCATGATGTAATAGTTCATGAAGTCTTGGACACGGCCCGCTTGCATTTCGACTTCGGGTGTGCGGACGCCAACCACCTCTGTCTTTACCGGGCCTTTAGCGGGCAAAAGTTCTTTGTATGCTTGAGCCTGAAACTGCGTGACTGACTCCGCCAAGATGGGGTGAATAACCCCCGTCGATCCTTCAAAGGGTTGGCTGCGAGAATCATCGAACTTCATGCCAAGATATTTAAGGCCATCCGTATAGGTTTTTTCCCACTCGCTGCGACTTTCCTTATCTGACTTGATCGAGGACAGTACGTCATCGGCAAGCTTTGACAAGTCCGATGGTGAGATAAATTCAACGAGGTTGGCGTTGAAATCGGTGGCAATAGGCTCGTCAATGGCGTCTATCTCATCATCGATGAGTATGCTTTCTTCTGAGATCAGTATCTCTGCGGCGTTGCGTATTTCATCGGCCCGGGTCATTTCAGGCTCGATTTCCATCGCGCTGCCCATTGGCATCACATCGGGGTCCGTCTCAGTGCCTAAACCTTTTTTTTCAATCGCCATCAGTAATACACCTGTCTATTTGCACGGAGCAGTTGAACCTCTTCAGGGTAATCGTCCTGCAAGGCCAAAAACCCACCTTGGCGAAACCGCATCAAAGCCATAGTAGCACTATCGCAGTAATCGTCATTATCCCCGAAGGGAAAGCTTGCCATCTCTTCGATCACCTCATCAGCAAAACTTTCATCAGGCGCCCAGACCATGCCGCTCTCGAAAATCGGAGCAACAGAGTTCATTCTGGCGATCTTATCTTGCCCGCGCGAAGGTGTATAGCTCGTCACTGGGATACCCATGCGCCTCAGCTCCTGCGTCAAGGGTGTGCCGCTGGCTTTTGCTTCAATGAGAATACAATCAGGCTCCCAATACTTGTATTCATCGTAAGCCAATCGCTTGAGTTCTGGGAAATCCATTCGCACTCGTTTTGCATCAAGTAAGATAATTGACTCTACGTCCTCGTCGGGCGAATGAAAAATCGCCCACGTCGTGATAGCGGAGTAGTCAGCGGTCTCTTTTTTGCTGAAAGCGGTGTCGTAACTCTGAATAACGTAGTCGTAGCCTGGTACATAATCAGGCTCCCAGCGGCGCCACCACTCGCGCTTAACGATAGAGCCCGCCTCAGCCGTAGGATTTTGCATCCATTGCGAGTTCCACTTACTGACTGGAAGTGAAGCTTTTACTGAAAGCAACTCGTCTTTTTTCCAAAACTCAGGCCATAGGGGTGTATCTGACTCAGGCATAATTGCTGGGAACTCAATGACCTCCCATTGGTCAGCATGATCATCGCCTTGTTTTTTTAAAACTTTGCCGACGAGGTCTTTTGTACTCCATCGCGTCATAACAATGATGATGATGCCACCAGGCTGCAAACGCTGACGTGGTCCTGATGTGTACCACTCGTAAGCCGATTCCATCGCGGTTGGTGACAATGCGTCTTGCTCCGAGTGGGGATCGTCAATGATGAGCAGGTCAGCACCACGACCCGTGATTGCACCACCGACACCTGCGTAGAACGATTCACCGTCTTGGTTGGTTGTCCATCGGCCCGCTGACTTGTTGTCAGCCTCAAGTTTTAGGTCTGGGAATACTTGCGAGTAATCATCAGAGTCGATTAAGTTTCTAACCTTGCGACCGAATCGCACCGCGAGTTCTGCGGTGTGAGTGGTTTGAATGATCTTTAGATCGCCTTTCAAACCCATCATCCAGGCAGGGAAATACGTCGAAGCAAACTCCGATTTGGAGTGTCTGGGAGGCAGACAGACAATCAAACGCTTGAGCTTGCCTTGAGCTATCTTATTAAACTTGTCGCCAATGATTTTGTGGTGGCGCCCCAAGATACACTCAGGCCACATGTGTTTAACAAACTCGATGAAGTCACCTTGGCACTTCTCTTGTTTCTCCATTTGATCGAAACGTGAGAGAAGGGCAAGCGCCTCGTTTTGATCCTGTTCACTGAGGATCTCAAAGTCTTTGAGCGATAGCTCAGACATCCTCCCAAGGCTCTCCCTGGAACAATAAAGCCTCGGCTTCTCGACGGCGAGTTAAACCAGGTAATACCTCGCCGCCCGCGCGATTCCAGCGTTTGATCTGATGAGGCACATCCTCATAGTCGCCGTCGTTGAGTCTGCGTAACAAAGTGGACTCTTTCAAAGCGCCCGGGCCCAAGTTGTAGGTCCACGCGACTAAAGCATCGAACTCGTTTTGTGACAGGTCAGAAGTCACCAAATCATTGACATAATTCTCAAACTCTTGAAGGTCTTCAGCCAACATGGTTTCAGCGTCTTCTTCTGTGCATGTATCGCCCTCTGACACGCCAGCAGTATGTCCATAACCGAGCGTCCAAACATTTGCTGAACACTGGTAAGCTTCAAGCTCACACCCTTCAAATTTCTTTATCAGTGCGATTCCCTCGCTGCTCGTCACTCTCATCGTCGGCTCCCGAGTCTATATTTCTATAGTAGTCTATAATATTCAATACTTGGCGGATATACCGTTTGACCTCGGCCATGTTGCTGGAAAGGTTTTCATACCCTTTCGTTGATAGTCCGTAATAAGCATTCGTAGGCGCGTTGCCAGCCTCGAGATCATCCAAATATTCTTGCATAGTTTCAGGTGTCAAAACCTTCCACTCAACTGGGCTGGTCGTAATTGCATTTGGTAAAGCGGGGTGATAGATAGCCGCAGGTTCAGTGATCGTTACGATTTCGACGGGTTTTGTCTCAGGAATGTATGGTGTTCGCTCAAAAATACTACAACCACTAATTAGCAGGATCGGTAACAGTCTCCAAATCACGTAAGACCTCCTTGGTTCCTCGGTTGATTATATTTTCAATCAAGCCCGGCTTTCTCAACGACAGGACGCTCATGTCGTGTTTGGCAAATTTAGACCTTACGCTTTCTACTTCTGCTTGTGCTTGAGCATTTTCAACCTGCAAATCGTTCACACGATCTAATATTTTTTCTAAGCGATTTTCGGCAGCGATCAGTTGAGAGTTCAGGTTTGTAATACTGCTTTCTAACACCAGTTGATTGTCAGCAGATATTCGCAGCTCACTGCGTAGTCGTGATTTTTCGGCCTCAGCTTTATCAGCGTAAAGTTTGAAGGCGCCACCTGTCACGATCAAAGCCACGCTCAATAAACCTGAAATTTGCCACATATCATTTCCCGTTAGACCGATTGGACCACGCCTGGGCGCCAAAGAAGGCCGCCAGTATCCCTGCAACACTCACGAAGTATACACTGGCCATCGCCCCCAAAATCGCGGCCGCCTGAGTCAATCCGAAAAACTCACTCGCCACGACCAGAGAGGGATACAAAAGCATACCCCAAAGCGCAAACCAACTCATCGCTCTTTGAGCATCAGCCCTCTCATGTCGGAGCCTCAGCTCTTGCAACTCTTTGCTGGTCTCCAGCTCCTCATCTGTAACAATCCCGTCTCCATCAGAGTCATACTCTGCGTAATCACTGTTTTCTTCCAATTTTTTTGCGGCCATAACAAGTCCTCAAATTAGTGTTGCGCGCTGATTCAAAAAATAAGCCACAACGTCATAAAAAGCACACCGCCGCCCAAAGCGACCACAAGGCTGATAATCAAAGTAGCTTCAATGAACTCTTCGCGCTCTTTTCGTTTTTTTCTAAGCATTTCGAAATGCGCTTTACGGTCGCGTTCTTGTTGCGCTTTCGCTTCCTGGAACTGCTGAAGCAGCTCTGGATCAACCATAGCCAGCAAGTCATGCACGGATTTCCAGTGGCGTTCATACTGACGCTTGAGCATTTGTAGCTTTAATAGCTCATCATTTGATAGCGGCTTGAATGTAGACTCTCTGCGCTTTGCTTCAAATTCATTCAGACCTTCTCCAAAGTCTGAAATCAAGCCCATTACATTTTGTATGCCTTGGCCAGTTTCATTGGCTGTCGCAACCATCTGGTTGATTTGATTCAAAATAGCAGAGGCGGCGACGATCGACTCGATTATCATATGGCCCCCCTGTACTAGTTACAAAAATTGAGGCAATGCGACAGCGATGATCACAGTCACATAAACGCCCCAAATCATCGCCTCTAAACGATCGAATCTTTTTGAGCCACGCTCAAGCTGGTAGTTAATTTGCTGATACCGTAGATCACACTCGCGCGCATGAGTGTGTATTTCTTGCAAAGCTTTTTCGCTGGTATCCATTACGACATCATATTATTTGTCTTTTGCGCGTCCAATATTCAGGGCCAAAAGATCCAAATATCCATACAACTTTTTGATCCAACCATCATCGACGGGCGTCGGCGTGCTCGCCGCTATCAAGCTTGCGACAGTCACAATCGATGTCACCGTAATCAAAGCGTTAGCTAATGTTTCCATTGTCACTTTCCTCTTTTTCCACAGGCCAGCAATTTATGTTTGCCGCGACCGTTCGCCGTTCGCCTTCACCCCGAAAAGGATACACCATGTGCTGCATCCAGCTCGGGAACATATACAGTCTACCTACTTGTGGCCTTACCACTACATTTTGCGTCGGGCGGAGTCTTTCTCTATCCCAGGTGCTGCTTTGTCCAAAATTAAAGCAAAGACAACCATCACTTTCACCGCTTGCGTTATACAAGCCATACTCTTGTGAACCTGGTCTCGGCCCCTCCAAAATTTGACTCGGCACTTTGGTCCATGTAGTACAGCTAATACCCATAACGGTCTTTGTGCCATGATCATGAATCGGATTGTAGTCGCCATCATAACTGTGAACCGACCACAGTTCATCCATTTCTACATGTCGGTTTCCGTCAAGCATTTGGCCGCTCTGCTCCATGAATTGTGTTATGTAAACCACTGCCATCTCCTGTAAAAAATGACAAAAAGGCGCAAGACGGATGTCCGTGTGATCCATGAGCAACTGCTCACCCTTCTTGATTTGGCCAACAAGCGTACTAGCCGCGCTGATCTTGTTTTCTTGTTTCACCAACTCGTCGAGATAGTCATTGCAGTGATCTACAAAATCGATGGGTATGTCGAGTTCCATCAAGTAAACAGAGGGTAAGGCGTGCATCTGGTAATTTATTTCAGGCATTTTTATTGAGCCTCAGCCACTTGGGGCAGCGATAAAGCGCAGACGGGATGTAATAAGTGTGTTTTTTTTCCGTGCCCGACTCTTTGTAGATGCAAACGGTGTGAGGCACCACGCGATAACCCACATAAGCAACGGTGCTGCCTTCAAGTATCAAAATAAGAAAAACTGTTTCCATGTAGCCCAACCAGGCTACTCAGACTCATCTTCTTCCGCTGGTTCTATTTCTTCGCTTTCTGTTTGAGCTTCTGCTTGTGCTTTGATTTTCATCATCAGCGGCCACGCATTACTTTTGCTAGGTAGGTCGCCTAGCACGGTCAAAATCGCATCTATTTCATGCGGTTCGAGATCAAGTTGCATAGCTAATCCTTAGGGCGTATATGCTTTCGCGGCGGCAATAGCAGAGTCAACTGTCGAAAAATCTTCACTGCCCCAGTCACTGAACGATTTACCATGCTCCAAATAGTCACAACTACGCAGTATGCGTTCCTGCTTTTCTGCGTTTGTTAGATCGTTACCAAACTCGTTGTCAGCATCCAAAACGCTAGTAATCACATTGACGCCATCTAGCATAGCTGAGTACATTTGCGCTTTTTCTTCATTGGTTCTTACTTCAGACATTTTGTCCTCCTATAATTCTAGCGCGGCAATACGCGCCGTCAGGGATGCAATAATAGCATCTTGCTCTTGAATGGCTTTCACAAGGATTGGCACAAATTTTTCGTATCTCAAGCCGTATTGATTGCCATCACTGGACAACGAAACTGTTAGGTTGCTCTTGTCAGCAACACTATATCCAGCGGCTTCCTCGAGCGCCTGTACAGACTGCGCTTTGAACCCAACGTCCATCCACTCTTCTTTGTGCGTACCATCGGGTGTCTGGGCGGTTAGGTCGTAATCTTCCGCTTCTTTATCACCATAACTGGATCGTCGATCCCAATAATACGTCACAGGCTCAAGTGCTTTGACAAACTCCAAGCCAAGGTCTAGGTCTACAAAGTCAGTCTTATCTCGCTCATCCGATGCTACGGTTAGAGCGACCTGACAATTAAACGAACTGATGTTTTCATCGCCGAGAACTATCGTGTTGCTTTCTGTGTCGATTTGACCGCCCGGACTACCTGAGATACCAGCGTCATGGCCTAGTAAAAGATTGTTGCCACCGCTTGTCAGTTGTTGGCCCGATGCGATTCCAAGCGCGGTATTGTTGTTGCCTGTCACGTCCCCTGCACCAGCGGAGGCCTTGCCCACGAAGGTGTTGCCGTCACCTGTAGTCATCACGTCCGCCGCAAGCCCACCAATAAGCGTATTATCTTTACCTGTTGTCACACTGACGCCAGCGTTATAGCCAACGGCGACATTGTTGGTGTTAGTTGCAGTGGTGAAGTTTTGAGAGCCTAACGCGGCTCGACCTATAGCAGTGCTATTTTGCCCTTCGGTTTCTGCATCCAATGCGAGGTTTCCAACGGCTACGTTGTTATCCCCACCGACAATATCATGACCTGCTTGTGTGCCAATCAACACGTTATTCTGCCCATTGGTCACATTTCTACCAGCTTCCCAACCAATGGCTATGTTGTTCGCATTTGTGGCCGTTGTGAAATTTTGAGTTGATAATGCAAGATAGCCAATCGCGACGGTGCGTTCACCTAAAGTATCCGTATTAAGTGCGCCATAACCTACGGCAGTGTTTTGTTCTGCAACGGTAAGGTTATCCCCTGCAAAACCTCCCACAAGAGTATTATTAATCCCGGTGGTAATATCGTTTCCAGCGTTGTAGCCAATAGCTACATTGTAATGATTGGTAGCTGTAGTGAAGTTTTGACTCCCAAGCGCGCCTGCTCCAACAGCTACACCCCTACTGCCCAATGTATCTGCCCCCAAAGCGGTGTGACCCAGTGCTACGTTGTTATCTGCATCTGTTAAGGCATCCCCTGCGAGACTTCCGACGAGGGTGTTCTGGATTCCCGTAGTGACTGACATACCTGCGTTGCTTCCAACTGCGGTATTATGCGAATCAGTAGCTGTCGTAAAGTTTTGATCCTGTAAAGCACTTTTTCCTATAGCTACGGACTTTGATCCGAGAGTGTCAGAAGTAAGGGCGGCATAACCCATAGCCACGTTGTTATCAGCGTCAGTGAGCGCATCACCTGCAATACCACCCACGAGGGTATTCTGAATTCCCGAAGTAATATCGTTTCCAGCGTCTTGCCCAACCGCTACATTGTATGCATCCGTAGACGTTGCAAATGTTTGATTTTCCAGGGTGCCTTTTCCTACCGCAACGGAGTAATTCCCCGCCACTTCTGTGCTTAAAGACACGTGACCAATCGCAGTGTTTTCTTGCCCAGTGGTTATTGCGTCACCCGCTAAGCCACCCACAATAATATTTTTTATTCCAGAGGTGACATCGTTTGCTGCCAAAAAGCCGATTGCTATGTTGTAGTTGAACCCATCTCTATCTTGATTTGCTAGAGCTTCGCTTCCAATGGCTATGGAGCGGTTACCCGTATCTTCAGTTTTGAGTGCGCCAACACCGATTGCAATATTCGCATCCCCAGTGGTAATGGCACCACCTGCGTTTTTGCCAATGACAATATTACTTGTGCCACCACTCGCTATCGCATCACCAGCGGCTTCTCCGATACGAATGTTGTCGGAGCCAGCGGTACTTGTCAGTAATTCAGCGCCTGCATCTAATGTAAGATCCGCAGAAGTGGTTAAGCCGTCTGTGGTGATAACCCCTGTAACATCAAAGCCTGTGGAGTTTGCTTGAGCTTTTTCGCTACCGTCCACTCGTAAAGAAACAATAGAGTTAGACACTGCATTATCTTCGTCTGCCCCCAATAACAAACTTCCGTTACTAGACGCACCGCTTAGTATGTTTCTAGCACTTGTATCTGTGTCCGTTAGGGTTACAACAGGGCTAGTATCAGAAATGTGAAGGACCGTTGAGGGTGAATTATTATTAATACCCACCCGATCTGTTCCTGCTTCAACAAAGAGCATGTGAGTGCTACTGTCAGATTCAACGCGAAAATCTATATCAGCACTCTGCTCATTCAATACTGTTTCTGCTGATTTGATAGAAACACGTTGTTTATCAGCGCCGTTTTGCTTTGTAGTGATTCTGAAAGTGCCATCCTCAGTCCCGTCTGTAACATCCGCAGCTAGAACACTGATACTGGCATAAGTGATGTTTTCGCTCGCGTCATTCTCACCTCGAAAACGAATGCGACCCAACTGATCATCATCGGCTGGACTAGCGGAGTTTCTATGCATATCCAAAGTCGGCGCATGACTTGAACTTACACCAGTGTTTGTTAGAGTCAGTTGAACATCTGAGTCTGAAGAACTTGAAAAACTTGCGGTACTACCTGTCAACTCACCACTGACATCCATCGTGCCATTGACATCAATAGCGGTTGCAGTCAGATCAATCTCATCCGTTGCACCTAGAGACAAAACCGTAGCAGATGAGCCTTGAATAAACTGACTCGCATCGTTGAACATAATTTTGTTTGTGCTGTTCAGCGTGAGGCCAGAACCGTCTGTGTGAGTAAGGGTAGTGTCGCCGTCCGCACCAAAGGTAATGACTGCACTGTCCGAAGAAAACACAAGGTC